GGGGTGTGAGGAACAGTTTATCGATTTGGTACCCAATGCTTGTGCGTGTCAGGATGCTTGGAAGTTTGTAGAATCGGTGCAGGAGACTTTGGGCGATGGCTGACGAAAAGAAAAAAGACAAGAAGTCCTTGAAAGAGTTGGATCTGATTAAGACAATCGGAGCCAATCTTAAAGGGGCAATTGACCAACAGACTGACTGGCGCAAAGAGTCGGAACAGTGCGACAACTTTGTTGCAGGTCATCAGTGGGAAAACGAAGACATCAGCCGTATGCGCGAGGCGCAGAAGCCGGCGATTACTTACAATCGTATTCAGCCGATGGTTAATGCCATTGTTGGCACCGAGATTCAGAATCGTCAGAAGATGATTTTCGTTCCTCGGCACCCCACTAACGAGGAAGCTTCGGGTGCTTCTGATCTGGCAACGGAAGCGTTCATGTGGGCACTGGATCAGTGCAACGGTGAGTACGAGAGAACTCAGGCTTTCCGTGACATGATTATCCGTGGCATCGGTTGGATGTCTACCCGCATGGATTACTCGGAAGACATCGACGGCAAGGTCATGCTTGAGCGCGTGGACGGGATGGAGATGTACTACGATCCCGATGCCCGCAAACAGAATCTTGAAGATGCTAATTGGGTGGCCCGTCAGCGAGTTATGAAGATGTCCGAAGTCGCGACGATCTGGCCCGACAAGGTAGACGCGATTAAAGCTGCAGCCGACAACGACGATACGCTCAGTGTGTTTGGTGGGGGCCGTGGTATTCAGCCCAACGTAATTCGCAACAAGGTACCCCAGACTCCGTTTGGAATGTCGTACTCCGAGTACACTCCGGGTGGTCCACAAGTAGAAGATGTTACGACTAAGGGAGTTAGCTCTTACGGTACACAGGATCGTAAGGTTCCGGAGCGTGATCCATTTCGTCAGGGGTATGTCAGTATCACTGAATATCAGTGGCGGGAGAAGCATACGATTTACCGCGTGCTGGAACCCAACGGGAACATCAGTACGCTGACGGACGAAGAGTACAAAGTACTTAAGAAAAGGGTCAAAAATCTAGAGAAACAGGGCAAGGTTGTTGAGCAGTACAAATACAAATACCACCGCGTATTTTTCTGCAACAACATGATCCTTCAGGAAGATGATTTGCCGTTCGATCGGTTCACGTATCAGGCTATGACTTGTTACTGGGACACCAAGGAAAAAGTCTACTACGGCTTGGTCCGGGCCATGATTGATCCGCAGAAGGGTGCAAACAAGTATTTCTCTCTTGGAGTGCATCTGTTTAGTGTGTCGCCCAAAGGTACGATGCTGGCGGAGAGTGGGGCGTTCATGAACCCCAACAAGGTGGCGAATGACTGGGCTAAACCCGGTGCAATCATCCACCTTAAGCCCGGTGCCTTGGCGCAGTCGATGGTGAAAGTTGAGCCAGCTCCTGCTTTCCCTCAAGCTGCCACGACAATGATTCAATATAGTATTGAATCGTTGCGCGATGTGACCGGCATCAACATGGAGATGTTGGGTCAGTCCGAAGGGGCAGAACCCGGCACTGCAATTGAGAAGCGACAGATCCAAGGACTCACAATTATGAGTCCTATCTTTAATGCTTACACTCGCTACCGTGAGACAGAAGCGCGGTTGATTCTTGATTACTTGAAAAAGTTTTTGACAGACGGTCGTTGGATTAGAATCGGCGGTCCATACAATAGTCAGTACCTGCAGCTTGTCATGGATGACATGGCTGAGACTTATGACTTGATGTTGGACGATGCGCCGACTGATCCGAACCAGAAAGCAAAGGTATGGGAGCAGTTGCAGCCACTCATGCCGATGTTGGTACGTCAGGGTGTTTTCCCGATGGCACTTCTAGATTACGCTCCGCTCCCTGCCAGTGTTGTTTCGGCAGTTAAGCGTGAGATGGAAGGCATGAAGGAACAGCAGTCTCAGGAATCTCAGCAGCAGATTCCAGAGAAAGATCAGAACCCCGAATTTATTCAGGCCGAGATCGATTACAAGAAGAGTCAAGCGGAGCTTTCTCGCGCACGCGCACAAGCGCTACTGCGTGAGTCTAACCTTGATGTGGCAACGCAGGCGCAGACTTTGGCGCTCCGCGAAGAAGATGCAGAAATTCAACGTCGTTATGGTGACGACAATAGTGCGGATCAGATGACAAAGATTACCCGTCTTCAGTCTGCGAAAGTGAGTGGATAAATGCCAATGTTGATTGTAGACGGGCAACTGGCTGATCAGTTCCCGTATGACGAAAATGGTTTGATGCAGGCTGTACAGTCTTATGCCCAAGCTAAGTCTAGTGGAGCAGAAGTAGATCTTGTAATTGATGCAGCTTCCATTACGCCAGAACTTAGTGGAGTTATGGAGCAGATCGGTCCTTTCCTTATGCCTTGGGAAGGTAATCCTGAGATGCTGGAAGTTAATGTAGAAGAGTTGGCATCTGTTGGTCAGCAGCAAGCTGCTCAGATGCAGGGTGCTGGTGGTCCTCCGATGCCTCCGGGTCCAATGCCTCCGGGCGCAAATGTTCCGGGTGCTGGTATGCCCCCACCTCCGGGTGCTGGTATGCCGCCTCCGGGTGGACCGGGGGGACCTCCTCCGCCTCCGGGTGCGATGCCTCCACCTCCTACTGGGGGTGATCCGATGCAGGCCGCAGGGGGTCCCCCGCAGGAACAACAACTATCCGAACAAATGGTGCAGCGTGCTTCGCGCAGCATTAAGCCTCAAGGGAAAGGTAGGATGCCAGTATGAAAAAGTACTACAAGCTGGACGTAGAGAAGTACCTTCAGGAAACTGAGAACAACAAAATCTTCAACAAAAAGGATAATAAGTAATGGGCTTTTTCGACGATGAGCAACCTGCAGTGGAATCTAATGAAGCTGATCTTTCAGGGCCGGTTCCGCACGAAGGAGGAGATTCGGAGTTTTTTGCTGCGAATCAAGAGGAAGAACCCGTACAGGAAGAAGCTGTAGCAGAAGAAGCTTCTTTTCAGAATACGGATGTATTTGCTGAAGCCGAAGTAAATACCGCACCCGAAGAACCCAAGACTAGTCAGGTTCCTATTGCTGACTTGCTGCTGGAGCGCCGTCGCCGCCAGCAGATTGAGACTGACCTACAGGAACAGAAGCAGACCTTGGCTGTAATGAACGAGCGTATTATGAACGCTCAGCGCATGCAGCAGATGCAGCAGGCGCAGGAAATGCGCCAGCGTCAGTTGGAAGAGAATCCGCCGCCCGATCCGGAAGAAGACCCGATTGGTGCTGCGAACTACAAGATTCAGCAGCTTGAAGGACAGCTTCGTAACGTCGCCCGGACCACGGCTCAGCAGCAGCAAATGGCTCAGCAGCAGGCTCAGAACCAAGAGCAGGAAGCCGTGCTGAACGATATTGTCCAGCAGTCGCAGAATCTCCAGCAGCAGTTTGTCCAGTCAACTCCTGACTACTGGGATGCTTTCCAGCATCTTATCGATACTCGTACCACGGAGCTTAAGACCATGGGCTACGATGGTGCGAACCTCACGCAGATCATTGACAACGAAAAGGGCATGATTGTTAATAGCTGCATTGAACGGGATGCTAGAGGCAATATGGCGGGGTGGAAGCAGAACCCGGCTGAGGTTGCGTATAACCTAGCTCGTCAACGTGGGTATGTGGATGCAGCTACTCGTCAAGCTCACGAGCAGGCACAGCAGCAGGCGGCTCAGGAAGCTCAGCCCGTGGTCCGTGAACCGGTAGAAGTTCCGGGTAATCAGCGTATGGATATGATGAATCAAGGCGTTCAGGCAGCACGTAGTGCCAGCGACCTTGGCTCAACGGCCAACCGAGGAGTGCTTACTTTGGACCAGATTGCGGATATGTCAGATGCCCAATTTGAGCAGTTCCAAAGGGATAATCCGGGTATTGTTGACTCGATGCTGGGAAATTGATACTGTAGCAGACGAAATTCGCCGTGGTTCGGGGCGTGTGCCGAACCTGCTTCAGTCCGCGTAGAGACTGTTTCGCTGATTATCGAGGCGTAATTCGGTATCACTTGGGCGGTGATGGAGTCCTAGTGTCGGTCCCGACCACAAAATAAATTCTAACCTAAATTAAAGGAGCCTTATTATGGCTACGGATAGCGGAAATCCGCAATACACCTATGGTGTGAACGATGCGCTCGCCGTCAAGATTTGGGCCAAGAAGCTTTTTGTGGAAGCTCTGAAACAGACTCTCCTCGACAAGTTCATTGGCACAGGCAATGACGCAGCGATTCAGGTAAAAGACGATCTCTCGAAAACCTCCGGTGACAAGCTCACCTACGGTCTTCGCATGCAGCTTGGTGGCGATGGTGTCATTGGCGACTCGACCCTTGAAGGGAACGAGGAAGCCCTGACCACGTACACCGACAGCATCTACATCGACCAGCTCCGCCACGCGGTTAAGGTCGTGGGCAACATGTCGCAGCAGCGTGTCAACTTTGACATTCGCGCTGAAGCGCAGAGTGGCCTTGTCGATTGGTGGGCAGACCGCCTCGACGGGAACTACATCAACCAGCTTTCTGGCAACCGTTACGCTCAGCTTCGCAGCGATTTGTCGGTTAGCAACTTTGCCATTACGGGCATGAACTCGGTTGAGAGTATTTACACGCAGGAGCAAAACGCTCCTTCGACTGGAGGAGTTCAGGTTCCTCTTCTTGAGGATCGTGGGGTTATTCCGCAGTCTTACGGAACGACCAGTTCGGCCGGTACAGCTGTTGCTATTACGGCATCTTCGGATACTGCCGATTCGGGTTGGTCCCGATGGGAACAGAATATTGTTCAGTCGCAGGCTTGCTACGCTGATAACGATGCTAATGGCAAAGCGCAGTACTTCCGATTGTCCATGCTGGACGCGGCTGTTGTCAAAGCCCGCACGATGCAGACGGCTATTCGCCCGATCAAGGTCAACGGCATGGAAGTGTACGTTGCGATCCTGCATCCGTATCAGGTCCTCGATCTGCGACGGAACACCAACAATGGTCAGTGGATGGACATCCAGAAGTCGGCCATGATGGGTGGACAGATCACCAACAACCCGATCTTCACTGGCGCGGTTGGCATGTACAACGGTGTGATCATTCACGAAGACGCTCGTATTCCTCGGGCGGGTTCGGGTACCAAGACTGATCTTGGTAACGCAACTACTTACAAAGACGTTTGCCGAGGCATCTTCTTCGGTGCGCAGGCCGGTTGTGTGGCCTTCGGTCGTTCCTACGGTCTGACCGGAAGCAACGTCAAATACAAGTGGACGGAAGTTCTTAACGACTACGAGAACCAGTTGGGCGTTTCGGCGGCTCTGGTTTACGGTTGTAAGAAGACCGTCTTTAACAGCAAGGATTTTGGTACTCTTGCCCTGTCGAGTGTTTCGACTGGCGAAGCTACCACGATCGGATAAGGGAGGAGTGAATAATGGGTGATATTAAAACTCCACAGGCAAGTCTTCCTCCGGTTTTGATTCCAACTGGAACGGTAACTATTCCTTTCAAATACACTGGAGCCGGTACAAACGGTCAGGTTTTGGATTTGGTTTCTCTTCCGGCTGGAGCAGTGGTTACGGAGGTTTACTTCCAAGTTGGTGTTGGCGCACCTTCTCTGACGGGGACTTTGAAAGTCACGCAGGCCGGTGCAACAGCAGCCGCGATTACTCTGATTAGTGCCCAGTCTCTTGTTGCGGCTAACAAGGACAAGAAGTATGCACCGGAGGGGTTGCTTCCTGTTTACACAGAGTACACTGATGGCGCGGGATCGGTTAAGTTGCCGGTAGTTTCTCTTACTATCGTTGGCGCAAACCTCCCCGCATCTGAAGTCATTAAAGGTGCCGTGACATATACCCTTCA